CTTACTGGTGCACCATTTACAACAATGCTTGATGCCTTGTCATCAATAGGATTGGCGAAAACCAATGCTGAAATTGCAACTAGCCCGATAAGGAATTTATATAATTTGTTCATACTACAATAAGTATGGCGAAATGTCATAGACATTTCATCTTTTTTCTATGGTATTTCACCGTAGTTGTTGAAACGCCATACTTTTCAGAAACTTGAATATTGGTCAAAATACTATCCTTGATATCCTTTTCAAACTCATCTTTCTTCTCCTTCAGTATCTTTCTTCCTTCGCTTACTTTCTTTCCTCTGCCACTTTCAACCATTACCTTCTTTCCTTTCAATCCATTGTCATAAACATAATTGATATCTCGGTTTGACAGCATTTCACGCCGTTCCTGATATTTGACTTTGCCGTCTTCTTCGCCGTACTTTTCAATAAACCATTCGAGGGTATATCTCCCAACTGCACGTTGTTTTTGTTTAGTGATGGCGGTGTCATTATGATGCTTCCCAAACATCCCATTGTTTTCACCACCATTCCATATTTTCATCTTTTCTCGAATTTGCTCTTTGTTCGGGTTATTGGAAAAATTATCACCACCCAATGCGGTTTTTCCTATATTATATCCTATAGACTTAAATGGTTGCAATGTATCCAAATAATGTTGCTCACGCAACGCACAATTCTCTGGAGGGCATTCTTCCAAAATAGTAAATGAAAAGCTCTTCTCGGTGTATTTGTTCCAAGAACGTTGTAAAATGATATTAACGTGTTTGTTGTTTTTGAGCATCATTTTGTGCTCAGTAAACCGCTGCTCGATGTCTTTGGAAGATCCAATATAGAACTTTCCATTGGTTTCGTTTGTTATTTTGTATACTCCGGATTTTTTCATATATGGATAAATATTACCGTAGAACTCCAAAACTCCAAAAATATAGACAAAAAAAGAACCGACCTTTCGGTCGGTTCTTTGTAATTTTACCTCTAAGAGGCGAAGTATTAGACTTCGTTGAGGTTGCCAATGACGATTTTCCCGTAAAATTCGGGCCTGATCATCTTCTTGGCATAACGTGTCATCACGCCACGGCGTGGTGTGAAGTTCACTGGGTCGTACACCAATGGTGTCTGAATCAGTGGGATGTATGGAGCATATACAGCGCCGGTTTCGAGGAAGTTGCTTCCACGGAAACCAACCAGCATGACGTTGTCGGTCATGTATGGGTTCTTGTAGATGGTCCAACGATTGCTCAATGAGCCAACCTTGGCAACGCCCATTGCGAACTTGGCTTGGTCGCCGTCCGTGTTGGTTGTGAAGCCAGGGATGCTTTCGATGATTGTAGCAACGTCTGGACTGCAAACGAGGAAGTTTGCACCACCACGCAGTGTCAACTGGTGGATCTTGTTGCTGACCTTCTGGATCTTTGTTCCGAGGGTCTGGAACCATGTGCTCTTGACATAAGCGGTGCGGTTAGCAGCTGTGTCAGCGAACAGACCGGTTGCTGAATTGTATTCAGAACCAACGCGGGCTGACCAGTATTCAGTTGTTACTGAAGGAGCATTGCTGATCAACATGTCGAGGATTTCGAGGTCGATTTCCATCGAGACGTATTCTGACAGAAGAGCTGTCAGTTCGGCTTCAGCGTCGATGCTGTGGTAAGCATTCAAGTCCTGAGCCAATTCTGGGGTCCAGACGGCCTTCAGCTTGCGTGTCTTAGCAACGATAGCTTCGCTCTTGAGTTCCAGATTGACTTCTGGAATTCCAACGTCAGCGTATAGACCTGATGTACCAGCGCCTGCGGAGGCTCCGGTGTCTTCGAAGTCGCCACGGGTGATGTCGGATGGCTGCTTGTGATATGATACTGCTGCATTGCCGCTGATTCCGGAACCGGAAACGTAGAAGATTACGTTGTTGCCGGAAACGGTTGTGAATGCAGGATAGAAATCAACGATTCCGGAACCAGAAACGGTGAACGCACGAGCGCCATTGGCGTCGAAGTTTGTGCCGCTCAAGGAAACGGTAACGGACTGGATCTTGCCAGCAGACAAGGAGGCGCTGAGATCAGTGTTGAAGTTGATGTTTGCCCATGTAGGACCATTTACAGTGCTGTTTGAGCCAGTGGCCATAGCAACTGTTGTTGACTGGTCGTTGATGGTGTAGCCGAAGCGGCCCTGACCGTACAGACCGTTGACGGCGCTGTCGGTTGAACCGAGCTTTGTGCCTGTACCACCGAACAAGCTCTGGTTGACGAAAGCTGGTTTGCCAGCTTGGTCGGTACCATACTTGAAGTCTAGATAGAATACCAGACCTGATGGCAGGTTCATTGGCTGAACGCTGACGAATTCCTTGGCGGCGATTTCAGCGAACACACGGCGAACCAATGGGAGAGCAACGCCTGCCCACTGTTCGGAGTTCGATGATGTACCGGTACGGGTAGCTTCGTCGATCAGCTGCTTTGCTTGGTTTTCCAGAAGGATGGACATGTGTGACTTTTCCATGTCGCTCTTGATGCCTTCGAGAAGACCTGTTTTTTCCCACTTGGACACGAGTCCACGGGTTTCGGACATGAGCTTAACCATTGGATTGGTTGTCTCAGTTAGTAGTGATTTGATATCTGACATAATATTTTCCTTAGTTTAGTTTGTTGTTGATTTATGAACGAATACCGGCTAGCTTCTTGAAGCGGTTTGCCATGTCGGCACCTTCAGAGATAACTGCTGGCTTTGTTGGTTTGGTTGATGCAACCGGCTTGCTAGCTAGTCCTTCAGTGATTGTCTTTACGGTAGCTGAAACTTGCTTTTTGGCTGGTTCAACTGCCTTCTTGGCACTGTTATTTAGGGATTCCGCGAGCGTAGCGTAAACGAGCTTTGCTTCGCGCACTGACTTGGTCAGGTCGAAGGACTCGATTACCTTTAGCTTCTGCTCGTTGGTCAGGTTGGTCTGCTTGAACAGCTTGTTCGTGTAGAGCAACTTTGCATTGAGCAGGTTGATTTCATTGATCTGGTCCCGTAGATAGCTGATAGCGCTACGGTATTCTTCATTTTCCTTCTTCAACGAAAGATTTTCATTGACGATTGACTCGTTGGTTTCATCCTTCTTGTCATCGTGTTTTTCTTCTTTTTCAGCCTTTTCCTTTTGGTACTTGGCTAGGCCAGGAGGAAGTTTGCCTTCATCGACTTTTTCTTCTTCTTTTTCTTCTTTTTCTTCCTTCTCTTCGCCTTCGGACAGAAGTTCGTCAAGGTTGATTTCTTCGTCAACTTGTTCTGCTGCTGGAGCGGCTGTTTCTTCCATTCCAACTTCATTGACGGAGGCTTCTAGTTCCTTGAGGATCTCGTCGAGGGATGCTTCATCGACTTCTTCGCTTTCTTCGAGAGCAACCTGATCATTGGCTGGACCTTGTGGATCCTGTGTCTTGTGACCGGCTGTTGTCTTCTCGTAATCGTCGGAAGCTTTTTCTGTTCCCTTTGTGGCAGGAATTGAACCGGATGTTGACAACTTGTCGCCGTCAACTACCATCTTCTTGCCTGGATCTTCTGTCTTGTGACCCTTGGTGGTCTTCTTGTAATCAGGAGAAGCTTTGTCTCCTTCTTGAATGTTTGATGTAGCAAGTGTTGGATCGAGTTCAGCACCGATTGTTCCACGGATTGCTTCTTCGTCCATTGCTTCTTCTTCCATTGCTTCTTCTGCGGCTGGAGCGGCTTCTGGAGCAGGAGCAGCAGCCATAGCGGCATCTTGTGCAGCGTCGGCGTGAACTTCTGGTGCAGGAGCGGCTTCTGGAGCAGGAGCGGCTGGTACTTCATCGGCTACTGGAAGTTCTGCTTCACCTTCAACTTCTTGCTTTAGCTTTTCAGCCAACATGCTTTGAATTTTTGGTGTGAATGCTTCTTCCAAAGCAGCCTTGGCATTAGCGAGGGCGGTAGCACGTACTGCCTTAGCGTCTGCGATAGCTTGTTTTAGTAGATCTGACATAATAGTTTTATCTTTGTGTTGATGAAACTATTAAGAGTTTCAAGATGGTTGTTATTTTAGCTTCGCATCAAAGAATGACGCATTTTATAATAAATAAATATATACGTATTTACAAAAACGTATATATTATTTACTTTTTATATTTATTCTGCCTTCTTAATCTTTGATACTGCTGGACCCGCACCTTCGTTAAGATCTTTGATTTCGAAATAACGACTTAGTACGTGACCACCATCTTCATAAAGAGCTTCCATACGCTGTTGCATTGTATGTGCTTCTTTTGCGAGTTTGTTGAACTCTTCTGATACTCTGCGAAGCTGTTTCATGTTTTCAGAAACTGTCTTTTTATCAAACCAGTCTTCTGTTTCTGTCATTGTGAATTTTTCAGCAGCTTCTGTAATCTTTGCTAGTGTATGAGCAATTTCCATCAAGTTATGTTCACGGCGAAGCTGACCACCATATTCATTATATTTACCAATGGCTTCGAGTGCCATCTTCTTTTCTTCTACAGACCAACCTTCTTGCTGGACAACTTCTTCCATCTTGGTCTCAAATCCTTCTAGTAATTTTCTTAGTTTTATTGATTTCATAATTGTATAATTTATGCGGCTGGTTCTTCTGCTGGAGCTTCCGGCTGCTTTGTAGCAAGAGCTTTCATACTTGAAAGTAATTCAGGCATACCAGGTATGGTCATATATGTTGCCATATCTTCTGAGAAACTTGACATATCTTCTGGAGTTTGAATCTTCAATTTTTCGACCATTTCTCCTGCCAATGCGTCAATGGCATTTGTCTTGAATGCTTGGTCTAGAATTTTTCCAAGAAGAAATTGTGTTCCACCAGAAGAAGCCAGTTTTACATATTGATGCTTTTCAATTTCTTTTTCGGCTTGGTCTTTTTCAGCTTTTGCTTTGGCCAACTTTGCCTTTGCTTCAGCAGCATCTGCTTCTGCTTTATCGGCATCTTCTTCTCCTCCTGCATCAGGAGCAGCATCTGCTTTTGGAGCGTCTCCACCTTCTGGTGCTTTAGTATCTTTTGGTTTTTCATCTGCTCCTCCTAGTGGTGGCAAATCTTTACCAGCATCTGCGCCTTTATCTCCGCCAGCATCCAATGGTGGTAAATCTCCACCTTTATCATCTGCTGGTTTTTCGTCCTTTTTTTCGTCAGCTTCTTTGATTTTTTTCTTTTTCTTAGCTTCGTCAATTAATCCCCAAGAAACACCAGTAATACGACCTTGCGTTGTTTTGCTGGCAATTTCGGATATAAGCTGCTTGAGATATGGATTGGAGACTTTGTTGTTCATATGTTATAAATATATACGTCTTATTATAAAATGTTATTTCATGATCTGCTTCACCAGTTCGCTTAGTTTGATTGGCTGTTCGACTTCTTCATTTTTTGCGTCAGGAACATTTGCGTGTAGTGCGGCTAGATATTTCTTTACTGGTCCTTTAGTGCATCCCACCTTTTCACCAGTGTCTGCTTTGTATACGCATTTTCCTTTTGCTTTATATGGCATAAGTTTATCTTACTTCTGACAAGATATCGCGGATGATATTTTCTATCTTCAGATATTTGTTGATGTCATTGGCTCCAACAGACGCAATTACTTGACCACGATTTACACTTTCATTGATTGCGCCAGGTGACATATAAGCGCCACGTGTTGATGGAGAACTTACAAGGTCAAAGCAAAGTAGCTCAAAGTCATCTTGAACTTCTACGGTGTTTTCATTCATTTGACGAACACTACCAAGACCACGGCTGCTGATGCCAAGACGAACATTGTTCTTGATAAGTTCACGAGCAATATTACCCGATGGTGTTGTCAATAGTTCAATCTTACCAACGACTGTATCACCTTCCCAATGGCATTCTACAACATTGTGCGATACATTCTTTAAATTGATGATGGAACTATCTGGATGGTCAAGTTCTCCAAGAGCACGGCGTTCACTTATGATTTGTTGATATTTTTCAACTTCGCGAGCAAGCACTTCTTTTGGATACACACGACCATTGTGGTTCTTTTCTCCTGCCTTCTGCAATGGACCGGACAATACGAGTGGTGCATTTGGATTAGCACGTGCTTCTGTGAGCATCTGTGGGGTGATGTCAAATGGTATAAAATCTACTAGTAGTTGCTTGCTCATATTTTATCCTTGTGGAAGTATGTTCTTGGCAACAGGTGCTCCTGCCGGTGTTGGTTTTAGTGGAACAATTCCACCAACATTCTTTAGTCCAGATTGTGGAGCAGAAGAAGTTGGTGGATTTACCTGTATTTGAGAATCGTCAAGATAATATTCTGATTGTGAGGCATTGCCTTCTTTACCAACAAACACGACATAATACTTGTCTTTCATATAACGAGTTTGTACATCGCTTACGGTGATAGTATATTCTTTTTCTATCTGACCAACCGACCCTTTGGAGGCATTTACGGTAACGGTCTTCTTTAAGAATTGTTTCTTGAGTTCTTCACTAAACTTTTTAACAGCAGCGTCTTCTTGCTTTTCAAGATTCAACTTGAAGTTTCTAAATGATTGGGAAATATCTACAACATTTCCACTTTGTGATGGTGGCGGTGTGGTAGCGGTAGGAGCACGACCTGGTGACATACCACCGGCAGCAGATGGGTTATTTCCCCAAGTATCTTCGTTCAATATCTTTTTGGCTATACTTGTTAGATTCATAGTTTATTGTTTTCCCATTCTATTGATTCTCTTGGCAATTTCCTTTAAGCGACCGTGAATTTCCTTCATGTCAGGCTGAGTTCTTGCCCACAGATTATCGTTGCTATATCCACACTCCGACTTTAGTCTTTCGCAGATGCTTACAAGATATTCAACTTCACCGAGCATCTTCTTGGCTTGATTGATGCCATAAGAAATCTTGGCGTGATTTTTCATCATATCACTTTCCTTGAAATTTCTATAGCGGCTGCGAGCTTCCATTATATTCAAATCACGACGTACTGTTGGCAGGTTTTCATTTTCTGATTCGCCTATTGTGGTATCATCCGTGTCTTCCTTACCAACAACCTTGCCACCAGGCATGCTTTTTGCAGCAACTTTCTTTTTGCTCTTGTGACCACGAAATGCTGCTGGGGTCATATAACCAGCAACAGCACCAGTGCCTGTCATTTCTTCAATGACTTCTTCAACAAGTTCGCGGATGATTTGCTTGGCGTCTTTCATTACGTGTAAAGTTGGTCGTCGTGGATTTTGCTGTTCACCCACTCATATGCCATATCATTTAGTTGATCAACCGCCTTGTCATCCAATGGAGTACCATCGGTATACTGTGCGGCGCTGATATATGCATCTGAAAAATCAGGATAGTCATTGCGGTCGATGCCGTCGATTTCAATGCTCGCCACATCAACCTGTTTACCATTTACAACGAAATTTCCAGTATCTTGCTGACCCATAACTTCTTCAATGGTTTCTCTGATAAGCTGTTTGAGTTCTTTGCGTGTCATATGTTTATTTTTTTAGTAGTTGTGCCGTCACATTTGATACAGAATCAAGAATATCTCGTTCATATCCAATAAGGTCCGCTTCGTGTGTTGCTACATATCTTTTTCCATTGCTTATGGCGGCTTGCTGATTCGCTCCGCGAACAACTATAGAAAACTCTTCATTTCCCATCCGACCACCAAAAAATGTAACAACCCATTGTGGAGAAGTTGATACGGCCATTTCTTCGATTGTTTCTCTGATCAGTTGTTTTAGTTCTCCGCGTGTCATATGTTTTTTAGTTCCTTTATGAGTTCATAGCTCAACATTAGAGCCATAATTTGGTTTTCCTTAACCAATGTGCCTTTGGTAATCTTATCCAATTGATTGAGTGTTTCATCGATCTTAATCTTCACAACATCATTGCTGATTTTGGTCTTAAGTTCGCTAATTTGCTTTCTAACTTCAGGAACTTCGGCGTTGATATATTGACGAAGTGAGTTGGTGTTGCTGATATTGTTGATATATTCGCGGATAAGAACCTTCTGCTTTTCATCGAGGCTCTTGTATTTTTCGTTGAACGAATCGACCAGCAACTTGTAAGCCAGCAAACGAACATCTTCATTTTGCTGTTGATATACCTTGATAAGATCCTTCTTTTCTTCTTCACTAACAATGCGAGTTGGTGTCTTTGCTGCCGCGATGCTTTCAACGATGCAGTTTCTTGCCTTGAACATTTCACGAGGATCACTTTGAACTTCATTCACGGCATCATCAAATACTTTGTATATGCTGGCAAGAAGCTTGTAGTTTGATATGCTTCCCTTCAAAAAGTCTTCAAGTGGATAATACTGCTTAATTTCCTTAATTAGCTCATACTTCTGCAAGTTTAGTGATTTTTCATTCAACTTTTTACGGCTACGAACGACTGTTTCAAGCAAGCGATCAGCAGAAGCTTGGTCCTTGGTTTTCTCTTCTAATACCACACGATATAATGCATTCTCCTTACCTAGTTCAGTGGACTCCGAAAAGTACTTACGCAAAATATTATTTGCTTTAGAGTCTTCGTTTCCATTTAGTATGTCGGCGGTGACTTGACGAACGAGTAGTTCGAATAAAATGCCCGCGTTCTTATACTTGGAGTGTTTAAGCTTCTTCATACAATTTTATTATTTATAAATATGTTCTTCTATGATAAAAACTCCATTTTTACTGCTGTTTGTCTTCTTGAATGATGTTTGATTCATCAAGTATAGACTTTTTTTCGGTTATGACCTGCTTGTGCTTATTATTATATTTAGCTTGCAGTGCCTTTTTTATGCTTTTCAGGTCTTCATCCATCGATAATGGACTTCCCCTGTATATATGGCGAGTTGATCGTTCTGTCTTTGATTTCTCTTTGTTTTCTTTGTCGCCAAGAACATCTTCGCCAAAGTTCTTTTCGTGGGATGATGTGTATTTTTCCTTGTTTCCTGTTTGATCGCGGTTTCCGCGTTCACGATCTTTGCGAGTTTCTTCTTCAAGCGGAGGCAATCCTCCTTCACCTTCACCGCCACCAGCTTCACCACCGGTCTCTCCGCCGCCTCCAAGATCCTCTGGTCCACCAGCGCCCATCTTTTGATTGCTGGTCGCCGGGTCATTTCCTTCATCGGTGATCTGCTGAATTCTCCACATTTCTTTTTTATCTTTTATGACTTGCTGCTTAAGCTCTTCGGCCTCATCGTCGGACATATTGAATATCTTGTTATACATCCAGTCTCTGCTGAACATATTGCTTTCTGCCATATCCGATGCAAGACTGATCTTACTCTGCCATATTTCGAGTTTCTCCTGTTCAAAGATTGTAGAAGGATTACTTAGTTCCAGTTCAAAATCAACAAGTGATGCGTCCTGATAGCCTTGGACATACAAGTGAACAATGGCAATCTTGGTTAATTCGGATACGATGATGCGCTGAATACGACCGATTGTGCGAGCAAATCTTACATCTTCGGCGGCGAGTGTTGCTTTACCAGACAGTCCTTCTTCATATCCAAGAAATGCTTTTGGAATCTTAAGCGCAGACATCATCTTGTTACGGATATATTCAAGGTCATCTATGCCGGTGAAATCCATACCAGGCAGTGTATCAATCTTTGTACCGCTATCACTGCCACGAACAGGCAGATAGAAATCTTCCACCATATTGTTCAAGTTGAAGCGAAGATTATAATCGCCAGTGCGTTCGTCGATATATGGAACCTTTTTGACCTGACTGATGATTTTTTGCATCGCCGCATCAATGTCGGCAGGAGGAATGTTTCCAACGTCAACAGAGAAGATAC